CATCTTCAATGGTTGGAAGTTGCCAGTCAGGATACTCGTCAGATCGGACTAATTCCCATCCTTCTCGTAATTTTCCCATGATATTTTTAGTATCATCATAACCTCTAACTGATTCCCTAATCCATCGGTGCTTAAATCCGTCTGGTGCTGGGGGTGCGTCTAACGATGAAGGTCGAGTCCAGCCTGTTTTACGAGCTGTCTTTTCCCTAGTCTCGCTAGATCTTAGCATTTTATTTACCATATTGTCTCCAATCTATACATATTTTGCGTATTGTTCAAGAGTAAGACCTAGTTTTTTTGCAATTGCTACTTGACTAGGGGTTAGTTTTACTTTTTTAGAACCGCTTGTTTTTTGTGAACGAGAAGCAGAAGCCACTACAACTGGTGCTTTTTCTTTTGCTTCTTCCGTTTTTGTTTCTTCAAATTTGTGAGGAAACTGTTTTCTCATGTAAGAATTTATTTCTGAATAATATTCATCACTTTTGGGATTATATCCTTCTTTTAATAAATTTTTATGATGAGCTAGAGCAGTGAAGGTCATGGCTTCGTCTTTTCCAAACCAAGAGTTTTCTTCAGCCCACTCCTCAGCTCTTGGGTCAGGCTGTGCAGGAGCAGGTTGCTGTTGTTTAGGTTTTTCGGCCATTAAACCTTCTGATTGTTTTTGTAAGGCTTCTCTCTGTTGTTTTGAAGCTAGAGCTCTTTCTTCTTCAATAGCTAATCTAGTCAAAGCTCTTTGTGCTTCTACTTGAGCGGGAACATCATTATTCACCAGAGCATCTTGATAGACTTTTTTAGTTTGCTCTATTTGAGATTTAACTCTGTTTTCATATTCAGCGATATAATTCTCATCTAGAGATTTTATTTTAGTCTCATATTCTTCGTATTTTTTCTTAGCAGTTTCTGCAAAACGAAGAGCTTCTTGTTCACGTTGTTCAGTTTTCTCTACTCTGTCCAAAAGTTTTTTAATTCTTCTTTGAACATTTTTAGAATACTTGTCTAATCCATCATCTTTAGAGTCTTCTTCTTCATTTACCTCTTCTTTAGATGGTTCTTCAGATGAAACTTCTACTTTTTCTTCTTCGACTTTTTTCTCTTTAGTAGATTCTTCTTCTTGAAGTTCAACCTCTTGACCCTCGCCAGTAGTGTCAAGGTCTACCATTTTTTCTTCAGTCATCTTTTTCTCCTTAATAAAGGGTTAATACATCTTTAGGATCTTTTAACTTTGCCAATACTTCATCATCGTTAAGAATTCTAACTTCTCCGCCTTCAATCTTAACTCTGGAGCCTGCATACTTAGCAAACACAACCCAATCTCCTTTTGTACACCAAGGTCCATTTGGAAATTTATTTTTATCAGCATAAGCATCTGATCCCATACTTAAAATTAAACCAACGTTGGTTGTTAACTGTTGTTCTTCTATTGCTTTATCTGTCAACAATAAACCTCCCTTGGTTTTTTCTGCTCCTCTATAAGGAAGCACCACAATTCTCCAGCCAGTTGCTTGAGGAACTCTTTCCATAGCAGGGCCTTTATTCTCTTCTTTCTTTTCTTCTTTTGCTTTTGTTTTAAAGCCTTTAGGAAGTATTATTTTATTCATCTTTCATTACCTCATTATGTAAGTCTTGGTAGTCCAATAAAAACTGTTCTAAAGCATGTAGCTTACCTAGTTGATACTGGTATTCATCAAACGAATTTAAAGACCTTGATAAAAGATCTTCTCTTCTTTCTTCTATCTTTTGTTGAATTAGTTTTTTTACTTTATAATCGAAACGATCCACTATTGTGTAATTTTCTTATTTTTTTCGAAGCTGCGGAGCCCGGCCATTCCGAGCAAAGCCGTGACGAGCGGGAATAAAGTCGACATGTCAAGCTCTGGTAGAGGGTTATGTTGAATACTAAAAGCTGCCAATATAAAAACTAAAAATTGTTTTATTACAAATTCCCACGCTATGGCTAACGCACAGGACATCCCGATGAGGGGCCTCCACGACCGCTGCATGATACCGCCTATGCCTGTAGCTTTTGACTTAGCATCAGCTAAGTTAATGTCCATTTGTTTGGAGTTAATCTCGTTTTCTAGTTGTTGAAGTTTTATTTTAATCTGACCTTTTTCTTCTTCTGAAGTGTGGACACTGTCGATTACTTTTCCGACAGTGTCAACTAAAGATCCGCCTAATAATTTTGATAACATTGATTAGATAGCTTGAGCTACAGCCCAACCGATTACTACACCAATTACGAGCCATTTTTTCTTTGGGTGTTTTTCCCAAAGGTCCTTAATCCATTTTTGCATTAGAATACTCCTTCGAATTTGAGTCCTTTAGAGGCTATTCCATATCCCTTTTTTCTTTTCTTATCTTCTGGTACAGAACCTACTGGCACTATTTTTCCATAAGGAATATCCATGCCTTGTGACTTAGGTCCCTTTTTAGGGGGAATAGTTTTTGTCAATCGTTTAGTCATTAGTGTAATGTTAAACTATTTTCATTAATTTTCAACTTACTAATTTGATTAGCAATATAGGTATCTGCAACAAATTCACCGTAAGCATCTACCATTGTTTCACGACTCATGCTTAACATAACTTGAGCTAATTCAACTAGATCTACGCCTTTTTCTGCTTGGCTTTGCATAAATACTCTTGCATCATCAATAATACTTTGAATTCTTTTTTCTGTTTTTTTATCAACCATATCTTTAACATAGTATGGACTAGACATTTTTACCACTCTTCTTTTCGACTTTCTTTATTGTGCCTTTATTCTTAGAAGCGTAAAATACTTTTTCTCCTTCTTTCTTTCCATATGTCTTTTTCATTGATTTCATAATCTTTTTGCCTTTTTTATTTAGAGGCATTTTTATTTTTCATATTTAAACTTTGAGTTGTCATTTTATCGTACTGAACTTCTGCTCTTTTATCAGCTATATCATAATCTTTTTGTATTCTAGCTTGGTCTATTGCTGTTTTTTGTTTTAATCTTTCAGCATCTAATTGAATTCTAGCTTGATCTCTTTGAGAGTCCATTTGATCTTTTTGTGCGTCTTGTTGTAGTTCTTGTTGTTTTAATTGTATAGCTGGATCAGGTTGTCCTCCTCCAGAAAGTTGTTGAGATGCTTGTTTTAGTTCTCCCATAAACTGAGCCTCTAATCTAGCAATGGCTTGATCCATGTCCTCTTCGGGAAGCTGTCCTTGACTGACTAAGAAAGCAGTTTGTTCTTTTGCTTTTAAAGATATATGTTCCAAAATATGTTTTTGAAGTTTCATAGCCATAGGAGGATTAGCCAATATCATTTGATTGGTTCCAAAGATTAAATGATTTTGAATATGTGCATCATGATCTTGACCTTCATAAACTTGCAATAAGTTACCGTCCAGTAAATCTGCATGTTCTGTAGCAGGATCTTTAGGAGCGACAGGAGAGTCTTTTCTTAAAATTTCGTCCACATCTTTAATACCTAAAGCTTCATACATTCTTCTATAAGCTTCTTTCATGTTATGTAAATCAGGTGCACTTTGAGCTAATTGTAATTCTGTTTGAGCTAATGTTACTCTTTGTGTGGTAGAAAAAATATTAGGATCAGCAACAGGTAGTACATCTAAACTACCGTCAAAATCTTCTGCTTTAATTGTTCTATCTGCTCCTTCA